AAACCACTTTAATACAGGTGTACTCTGGATCTCGCATCCAATCCAACAAGAACCACGCAGCAGCATTGAACGTCTTTCCCATTGCACCTGCACCCTGAACTAATAACTTGTCATGTTCAAACAAGCACCTCCAAGTATCTGCTGCACTCTGTGGTCTCCAGTCGTATACCCCAGCACCCCACAGAATCGTTGCTGCCGCTTCAAACTGATCGTGCTTCAATAAGTGTTGAACGAAGTTAAGAACAGTCTGTCTTGCCACCTTTTCGTCTAGTGTAACCTGTTTTTTCTGAGAATCCGTTAAATGTGTCAGTATAAACTGAGCGGCATAAATAACTCCATTGATATCATCTTTATCAGCTTCTGCTCTCACCCTTGTGGCAATGTTGATTGCCTGTAAAACTGAGGGAGGTTTATTCATTCACCTTCCATCCCCACATCAAATTGAACCAGCAAAATTCCTTTTCTGCTAGACTTTTATGACACTTGAATACTTTAGCGAATCTATTCACAAACCACTCTTTGTACTTCTCAAACTCCTCGTTTGTCCAACTCTTTTTGCTATACCATCCTTCTTGGTTGGTGAATTCCTTATCGAATCCTTCAAACCCAACACGCTTGAACATTTCGTCCAACGCTTCCATCATAAATTTATCTACTTTATTCATAATTAATCCCAGTACAACTGAGTTCCTGTTAGTTTTCCGCTCATCATTCTTTCTAAGACTGGCTCAACGTCCCACGGGTACAATCCCTTCTCGTAGCAGGTTTGCATTCCAAAGTATTCATTGAACTTATCTGAATCTATTCCGCTGTTCTTCAATGCTTTATCTAGTACATCAAATTCAATATGCTCGATTGGATTGTCCGTGATAACAATCCCCAGTTGATCTATCCTATTATATTTCATTCCTCTTCCTCTTCTTCATCCTCGTCATACATGGAGTTCTCAATCAATTCGTGGATCTTAACCTGAAGGATGCCAATCATGCTCGCAAGCGGCAAATCAAACTCCGCAATGTAGGTATCGATCAACTTATCAATTTTATTTTGTAGTTCCGTTATCTGCTCTGAGTCTTTCATGTTCCTCCTTTAGTTGGTGAATTTTACCATCCTTGCTCCAAACTCTCACGTTTCCTAACTCTTCAAACTGGAAATCCCACTCCTCTTTTGAGATTCGTCCGTGCATATAATCCTCATTTGATTTCCGTTGCGCTTCTTCTCTTGTCATTCCCAATGCTCCAATGGACATCTCTCAGTGTCCATAACCAATTTAAGTTCCATATTGCACCCACAAACACCGCACTTTCCAGCACCATTGAATGCTTTTGGATCGTAGTACACACACTGGTTACAGATAATTAAACGCTCCTCAACCTGCTCCTTGTTCCGTATAGGCATACCTGCACGGACGAATGCTGCTGCACTCTTCACAAAGCTGATTGCTTTCTGCGCTATGTTTGGTTCAATCATTTCATTCCAAAGATATTCTTCAGTGAATCCAGACTAGCACTGCTATGATATGACTTTGGTTCGTCTTCCCCTTCCTCTTCCCCATCGTACATTGCAACATCCCAAGTCGTATCGAACAACTTTCGCAGCCCCTTTGCAGACATGGTCACATTCCCACGTCCGTTGAACGATGGGTTCTTGTTGCTGTACACCTTCCAGAGTTCCTCTTTTGTCATACGTTTATCAGTGCAATGTTGAATTCCGCTGCAAGAAGTGTTGTTGATTCATCCGTTGGATACGTCTCTCGGTAGACTATGCGTTTAATGCCATAAGATGCAAGCGATTTCAAGCAGTTGTTACATGGCAATGTTGTTGATGCCAGCAGATAACACTCCAGTGGCTTAACATGGCGCAATGCATTCTGCTCTGCATGGACAACGTAATTCCTACGCTTATCCCTATCAGTCCAGTCCTCCTCCATGTGAGGTGGGAATCCGTTGTAACCACACGCTGCAACAGTGTTGTCATGCCGCAACAGCACAGCACCAACCTGCCTCCAAGGGTCTTTAGATTTCTTGGCAACAACCTCTGCTATCGACAATGCGTATTCGTCCCAATTCATGATGTATGTACTTCTCCCATATGGTCTTCCAACCAGTAGACTGCCTGTCCAGAATCCCTTACGTCTTCTGGAAAGATGCATTCGTCTGATATTATTCCGTTCAATTGCAATGCGTTCATTACATTTGTTGCGTTGAGTCTCTTGTATTGAATGTAATGCTCCAGTGTGTTCATTCTTTGAATCCCATTATAAAATCGTATACAACATACAGTATAATAGCAATTAATACGCTATAACCGATAATATAGCTCATATATTAGTTATTGGCAGGACTCGCACTCTGGATCTTCAATGCGACAGGTTCGCTCCACCTTCACTCCGTCTAGGTCATCGTCATCTTTCAACACAACGGGTTCCTCCACCACGTCTAGCTTATCTGCCCGTGCGATTGCTGCTGCATTCGTGTACCTCTTCTCTGGGTAACGCTTCGATAACTTCTCTACGTTAGCCTCAATGCACTCGTTAAGCGTCAAGCCCAACTCGTTAAGCAATCCAGTCAGGTAAAACAAGATATCTCCCGCCTCTTCCCGCACGTTATCGAAGTCCAATGGCTTCTGGTAGATAGCGTGTTTCTTTACTGCGTCAAGCAACTCCCCCGCTTCACCACTGACTCCCACTGCCATGTGGAGGATGGATGCCTGAAGAGGTGTTAGCTGGACAAGGATATCATGCCCCGGCTTAACGATTGATTGAACGAATTGTTCGTATGGTGTGCTTAATTTCATTTTGTATGTATGTTATTGATATAGTTTATCCATTCTTCTCTAATAATAGACCAGTCAATGGATTTACCGATCTCATATGATTCTTCACATAATTTACGATAATAACAAGGATTGTTTTTCATTTTTTCTATCTCATATGCTGCCTTAAAAACAAAATCTTCAGCGTTGAATGGAAGTAATTTCCCTCCCCCATTTTTGAGGTATTCTGGTGCTATCCCAGTAGGAGTCCCAAGTACAGGTATTCCACAAGAGAATGCTTCTAACATTGGGTATGGATTACCTTCTACTAAAGATGGACATACAACCAAATCAATGTTGTTGTATAAATTCTCCGCGCCAAGGAAATTAATACTTTCATTTTTTATGAGATTCAAACCAGTTTTTTGAGATATTTTCTCAACAACATTTCCTCTCTTAACATCAAATCCTTGATCTATTCTTGAGTATTTTGCAAAATACCCAATGTTTTGTAATGAATCAGATTTATTTTTAGGATAGTTATTTTGATATGTTCCAATCCTTAACAATTCTGGAACTCTACCAATTCCATGAGTAAACGAAATGTTTGTTAGTATTGGCGCAATGACACCATATCCAGCCAGCCTATCAAAATACTCTTTAGGTGCGCCATTTTTTAATGGGTTAAACACATCCCAATCTTGATGCAGCACACCAATTGATCGTTCTAATGGCACATTATATCTATCAAAAAGTGCAAAGCATCCTTCTGGAGTTGAAACAAAATAGTCATATTTTTGTTTTAAATATTCAAATTCATGTTTTGAATAGTTTCCAGTCCAGCAAAGAATGTCACAATACACATCTGGATGTAATGCTTTGATTAGTTCGTTGTGGATTTTGCCAAAAACCCATCCGTTGTGAATAAAGAATAAAACCTTTTTCATTTACTTAAAGTTAGATTTTCTGAATTGAAGGATACATTTGGCAGCACTCCGCGAAGAGAGAATGCTATATCATCTATCTGGTCTGTGTTTCCGTATCTGCCAATGATATATTCTACTGTTATTGAATTGCATGATATTTTATTAGCAAGTATGTTTCTTGAAACTTCCTTAAATATAATATGATCATGTCCTTCCGTGTCTATTTTAAGGATGTCAATATGATCTATATTGTATTTAGATATAAGATTGTTGAATGATATAATGTTAATCTTCTTTGACTCTATAATTGATATCGGAACTCCAACGCTATTAAGGTAATTAACCACTACAATATGCGGTTCACTTACCTTGCTGCATCCCTTCATCCACAATGGCAGTTTGTGCGATATAATCCTGTCTTCTGGAACATAGAAGATGTCCATCAATCCATCTCTATTTGAACAAGCTGAGTTCTCTTTCTTTATGTTGTCTCCAGATGGCAGTCTGTCTAAGTATTCTGACATTGGCTCAACAAGCAAGTAGTTCTTGTCACTACTAAAAACCCCATCAGCAACTTCAAAGTCACACGTTCCAATATCAACGTAATTGTAAATCACTTCAGTTCCTCCTTTAGCTTGCGATAATGTGCCACTGCTTGGGGCCACTGGTCATGCCAGCCTGATGACTCTACTAGCTTGGTAGCGCAGTCCTTCCATTGGTCACGTTCCTTGATGGTTAGCAATAATCCTTCAGCTATTCTTTGCCTCTCAGGCGGGTAACTCATAACCTCAACAAGTGCCGCGCATTTAGTTTTATCTATCATTCGATTTGTTTTCCTTTTGTTTTGTGACAAAAAGTGGGTAGTATTTGTCACGATTATTGTTGGTGATTGGATGGATAAGCCATTGTCATTGCATCGATTCCGTTGCCGTCAGCATACCATCCTGCTCCGTTGTATACATCTAGCACGTCTTGAAAATACTTCTCGTACCGAGGTGCAACCTTCTCAAGCGTGAAGTTCTCCCCAAATGCACGGCAGTCCGCTGGTTTGATCTTGTCGATGTTGTTGATTGCGTCAACATAATCACCCATCGTGCGGCATCGATACCCAGTGACCCCATGGAGGTTGTTTTCTGCGAAGCTACCCCAGTCGCTGGTGATGGTAGGTGTTCCGCTCAATAGGTTCTCAATCTGCACTCCACCGAATGGTTCAACGTACTGGCTAGGAAGGAAGGATGCCTTAGCTTTAGACATCAGTTCCTTTCGCTTTAAAACGTCAGCGTAGCCAACATACTCGACGTGAGGTGGGAATGTATACCCTGCTTCCTTCTGACCCGCTACAATCAGTTTCACTCCTGCTCGCTCCGTTGCCTGAATAGCTATGTCCACTCCCTTGCCGCTATAGACTCTACCAAGATATAGGAAGTAATCCTCCTTCTGGTCGTTGAATGTGAAGTCATCGATGTCGAAGTAGTTGGGTATCACTACGGAATAGTTGTCCTGTTGGCACTGCCCAACAGAAGCCATACCGCAATGAGCATGATATATTGCATAGCTCTCCCAAACCTTAAATCGCGCCCAGTGACCACCAGCGTACCCTATGCCCGGCTCAACTACGATCATATCATGTTGGTGTGCATCACATATCGCTCGTACTCCAGAACCCCAAAATGGAAGAATAAAGTCGTTCTTTTTCTTTCTAAAACCTACCTCCCTAATGGCATTTGCGTAGAACGTCTTGTATGCGTGATCCTCGGTGTTGAACTTGAAGAACGTCTTGCGCCAGTCATGGGATCCATATGACTTGGCAAAGTCCTCGTTTGTCAGGACGCTGACGTGTTCGGTGCATTGCAGGTCACTATCCTCATGCCCATAGTGGATGACCTCATGGCCCCTGTTGGTCATAGCTTTGGAGAACTTTAGAACCTTCTGCGTGTAGGCACAGGCGTTAAACTCTTTGGATGTAACTGTGTGCGGTAATCCAAGTGCGTGGAATCTCATTTTTGTTGTTTTCATTATGTACTACTGCTGTTATGTGAAGTTATTGGTTATTTTCCTTGTTCTTCAGCTTGTTGATCAAGGACTTCTGCTTGTTTACGTCATGTTGCAATTCGTGGATAATTTGCCGCAATTCTCTAATCTCCTGCTTTTGTTGCTGGATTATACGCATCTCTGGTGTTATCTCATGCGCTTTCATAGGTTCTCTAGGATCTCTGTTAGTTTCGCTTTCATGTTGTTGACTTGTTTCAGACTGTAATAGTCTTGTGCGCTCACCTCATATGTTGAGTATCGGTGATTGCACTTTCCGTTATCGCAGTATCTACGTCTCGAAAATCGATTGCCGAGGTCACGGCATTCCATAACGTGT